ACCTTTACCATCAAGCGTGGCGAGAAGGTGGCTTTCGTCGGTAAGAACGGCGAGGGTAAGTCTACCCTGGTAAAATGTATCATGGGTGAGATTCCTTTCACCGGAACTCTCAAGATTGGCCATAATGTGCAGATTGGCTATTTCGCCCAGAATCAGGCACAGCTCCTGGATGAGAATCTTACCATCTTCCAGACTATCGACAATGTGGCTACAGGCGAAATGCGTCTGAAGGTGAATGATCTCTTGGGCGCCTTCATGTTTGGCGGCGAGACTTCTGAGAAGTTTGTCAAGGTGCTGAGTGGTGGAGAACGCAGCCGACTGGCTATGATCAAGCTCTTGCTCGAACCGGTGAATCTCCTCATTCTCGATGAGCCTACCAACCACCTCGACATGCAGTCGAAGGATGTGCTGAAAGAAGCCATCAAGGCTTTCGATGGAACAGCCATCATCGTGAGCCACGACCGTGAATTCCTCGATGGTCTGGTTGATAAGGTCTATGAGTTTGGCGGCGGCAAGGTTCGTGAGCATCTCGGTGGTATTTACGATTATCTCCGTGCCCATAATGCCGAGAACATCAATCAGGCTCTTGCCAACCAGAGCATGGCATCTGCCGGTTCGCCTTCTGCCAATACTTCCGGCTCTTCTGTCGCATCAGGTTCTACAGCCGACAGTCTTGCCTCTGCAACATCCGGCAAGCAGAGCTACGCTGAACATAAGGAACAGCAGAAGAAGATCCGCAAGGCTGAGAAAGCCGTGAAGGAATGTGAAGCGAAGATTGGAAAACTGGAAGCGAGAAAGAAGGAGATTGATGAACTCCTGATGAAACCGGAAAATGCAACCAACATGGAACTCGTGACCGAATACACTGAACTCATGAAGAGTCTCGATGAGGAGAACGAGCGCTGGATGCTCCTTTCGGAAGAACTGGAAGAAGTTTCGAAATAACAGTAACATTAATATAAAAAAGAGAAGAAAATGAAAATGAAAATGATCTTATCTTAGGTATAATTGCATATCTCTGATATTCAGTTGTTTACGTAAAATAGCTTTGTTTATGCGGTTATACGAACATAAATTTCTGTTTATTTGGCACATTGAACGTGCCAAATATAATGGAATGTTCTAGTATGGTTCTAGTAAAAAAGTGAAGTATGGCAACATTTAAAGTAGTAGTATTTGACAAACGTTCTGATGGGTTTTATTCAGTTTTCATCCGTATTACTCAAAATCGGAAGAAAACTCATGTAAAGACCGACAAAGTGGTAAACGATAAGGGCGTAGTAAAGGGCACGAAAGAGGTGAAAGATTCTTTCGTGCTGGAGTCATGTATGGCTACCATCAACAAATGGGTAGAAAAGCTAAACAAGGTTGATAGTAAAGATTGGACAGTATTACAGGTAAGAGACTATCTTTTGAAGTCAGATCAGGAACTGAGTTTTTCGGACTTTGCTCGGAGTTATATTAATTCATTATACGATGAGCTGCAAGAAGGTACAATAAGGACTTATGCTAACTCATTGCAAAGTTTGGAAAAGTTTGCAGGAAGTCAAAAGATTCTCTTTTCTCAGCTAACTGTTCCTTTTGTTAACTCATGGTTGGATAGTCTTTCTAGCTATCGCTCATGTAAGAGCACCTATCCGATATTTATTAAGAAAATATTCAAGGAGGCTTTGAAACGATATAATGACTATGATTCTGACCAGATACTGATAAAAAACAACCCTTGGGAAAGAGTCATTATAGCTAAGAAGGATATAGCTAAGAAGAAAGCTATTACCATGGAAGAATGTCGGCAGTTGTTTGGCATTTTTACTGAGAATGGAAATCTGCAATTTACACTAGATGTCTGCAAAATGATATTGTGCCTAGCCGGAATCAATGTAGCAGACTTATATAAAATGCAGAAGACAGATTATTATGATGGCATCTTGCATTATGAGCGTAAGAAAACTAGGACTAAGAGAGCTGACAAAGCATACATAGAAATGAAGGTTCCTGATATGCTGTTGCCAACGATAGAGAAATATCTAGCCCCTAAAGATGATCCCTATCTTTTTACATTTCATAATAAGTATGCCAGTTCTCACTCTATGGACACGAACCTGGACTTCTTCTTGCGTAAGATATGCAAGGAACACTTAAATATGGAAGAGGGTTACTATAGCCCTTATACTTTTCGTCATACTTGGGCCACTATCGCACAGAATGATATAGGTGCCAATTATGAAGAGATAGGCTTTGCTATGAACCATATAAGTACCCACAAGATTACAATGGGCTATGTGAAACCTGATTTTTCCAGAGCATGGGAATTAAATGAGAAGGTAGTGGAGAAGATATTTTTCACTAATGACAAGAGCAAACGCCTGGAGGAGCATCATCTGCCTGTATTTGATAAGGTAGAGGAAACATTTGAGTTGTCTGCTGATGCCTACTTCATGGGTGAGGTTGTGGCTCATGTGGATGGCAAGGGCTACAAGAACACAGATGAGATAATAGAGCAGCTCATGGCCAGCATAAATGATACTGTGCCTAAGAACTGCACGATACAGATTAAGGTGAAGAATATCACCAAGGACCAGACGAAGTACTTTGAACGAGTTAGGGACATAAAATAGCTATTTTGTGTTAATACAGATTAAAATTGACCCAATATAAGTTAAAATAGAGCGTTTTTGCTCGATAACCAAGTCAAGGGTAGTCTTCTCTAAAGTTGAAGAAAATTTAGAGAGGGCTACCCATTTTTTATAATTAGCCATTATTAACAATTTTGAGATTTTTGATGTTGATAGTGGTTTCTTGTTTCTCAAATTTCTTTTCCAGTTCCATGAAAGATTCCTCCACAGATAAGTTTCTGGATTCATCATTATTGAACGATACAGACTGGAGTTTTGGAGCCACGTATGGAAGGAACTTTGCCACCATCGCCAGACGTCCGGCAGGCTCTTGAATCTGCATGAGATCCGTGAAAAGAGAATAGTTCTTCTCATTGATACCATTGATGTAGCCAGTAAGGGCATCACGGAGACTTTCACGAACACTTTTGGTAACCTTATTAGGTGTGCCAGCCTTACGTCCGCCAGTCTTCTTCCTCTTTGGCTTCGGCTCATTATTATTGTCTTGTTTTACTGCCATATTCTATTGATTTTTAATGTTTACTGATAGTTTTCGGGTGCAAATATAGGAAAAAATTACGAAACTTGGTGTTCAAGTTGCGGAACTTATCACAGAGAAGTTAGAAAAACGCATTACTTTTGAAGTAATTTAAACATTAAAATTCGAATTTTATGGGATTAATAGGAAAAATTGCCAAAGGGCTTAAAGGCTCTGCTGGCGGACTTTTAGGTGGTGCAATCACTGCTGTAGGCGGTTCCTTAGCGGCCAGAGCTAGGAACCAAGGATATAATGAATTTATCAAGATGTATCAAAACCGCATGCAGCAGGTGAAGGATCATCGTGACAACTTGTATTATCAGGACCCTACTCAATCTGCGGAAAATCAAGTAGCCGTAACCAATGCCCAGAAGGTATTGGATAATGCAACAGAGACCGCAAAGAATACTAATATTGTTAGTGGCGGTTCTGATGAAGCGGTTGCGCTCAGTAAACAGGCTGCCCAGGAGCAGGTGGGTAATATCATGCAGCAGGCGGCCGTGCAAGGTGCTCAGAACAAAGAAAATGTGTGGAATACTGCTGATTCGCAGATAGACACGATGACTAACTACATTGCTGCAGCCAAGAAGGAAAAGGCTCTTTCTACAGCACAGGGGATTACAGATGCAGCTGGTGGCTTGGCTGGAGCTGCAAGTAAATTGCCAATTTAAGGAAGGAGGTAATTATGGGATTTACACTAGATGATTTAACTCCTAAGCGCCCGGCTACTGCCGTTACTCCTATTACTAATTTCCCTGATGATAATGCGGTGAAGCCGGAGGTTGCAGTATCAGTTCAGACAACTGATACAGAACCAGGAAAGGGTACAGCCATAGAAACGACCGGTATTACTGGGAATGGTGGCAAGGAATCTTTTGCCCAGCAGCCAACCGAGGAAGTTACCAAGGTGGAGCCTAACCAGGGTATCAAGATAGACTGGAGCAGACCTTATAGCGAGATAGAACAAAATCCTATCTTGCAGCAGATGAAGCCTTATGACATTATGAGGGATTACCAGAAGAATGGTGATGGAAACTGGTCTGTCTTCATGCCATGGCTCAATACTCTGGGTGATGGAGATAAAACCGTAGCTGCCAATGAAGCCTTGAAGAAGAAAGCGGAGAGGCAGGCCAAGATGGAGCAATGGAGCAATTTCCTGATGCACTTGGGTAATTTCTTTGGTACGGTTCAAGGTGCGCCATCGCAGAAGATAGAATCTGCACAAGAACTTACTGATCGCCAACACAAGATAAGAGAGGCTACTGAGGCTCTTCGTGCCAAGGGATATAACCAGATGATGGTGAATATCTATAAGGACCGTCAAGACAAACAGTCACAGATGCAGGCAGAGGCTGCTGCTAAGGCAAATGAGGCACTGGCTGCTTATCGTGGTTCACAGAAGAATCAGACGGATGCTCTCACTCCTGTAAAGGTCCAGACGGAGAAGGAGAGAGGCAATGCTGCTGCTGCACAGGCTGCACTTAGTACATCGAAGAAGAATACAGAGGATGCTTTGAGAGGCAAGAAAGGAAAATTACTTGATGCTCAAACTAATAATGCCAATGCCGGAGCTGCTGATCATAATGCTAGCGTTAACGTGAAGGGAGCGCAAGTTAGGCATATCAATTCGCAAACAGAGGAACAGAATCAGAGGAATGCCAACCAGAAGGAGGCTGATGATTTCAACACCAGGTATGTGAACGACCCTGTTTTCAAGAAACATGTGAATGAATGGGCTAAAAACAATGGTATGGCTATCGGTGGTAATGATGGCAGAGGTGGCACTTGGGCGAATGAGAAAAATCGTCAGCAGGCTTCTAGATGGGCTAAGGCTAAGATGAAGTTAGACCGGACTCCTCCTTCTCGTAGAGGTAGGGGTGGCAGTAAAGTACCTCCTTCACGTAGAGGCGGCAGTAAGGTTCCACCATCAAGGAGAACAAAGTAACTGATTATTAATCAAAAAATAAGATAAGGTATGTTTGACGAGCAAGACAGACAATATTTTTATAATGAGTTCAAGAACAATGGCTATGAAGTAGGTAGCTATGATGACTTCAAAAAGGACTTGAACAACGAGGAAGATCGTAACTGGTACTACAATGAGGCCAAGAACATGGGGTATGATGTGGGAACACAGGCAGACTTTGATAAGATGGTTCTGGAGCCAGCTCCATCTACTTCTGGTGGTGGTAAGCAGGTCGATGCTTCTTCTACGACTCAGAGTGTAGAGCAGAAGGCTTCTACTGAGACTAAGCCGCAGGTGGCTCAACCAGCAAAGAAGCAGGAAACAACAGACAAGGATCCTGGGCTTATAGCAAAAGTTTTGGATATGATTCCTACTGGTGCTCAGACGAGCAACGGAACATATCAGCCATCACCAGAGATTCCTCAGCCTGTTGTAAAAGGTGAGGAAATGCCTGTGAAGGAAGAAGCTTCTTCTTCATCATCAGCTAATGCGGTTTCTCCTGAATCTAAAGAGGCGGCTCCTGTTACGACTCCAACCGGTGTGGTGAATAATGAGGGGTTGATGGATGCTAAACTTGCCAACTATCTGGAGAACTGGAAGCAGAGACCGGATAGGCAGAGTACTTACTTTGAGAATTTGGTTGCCGACTTGTTGGCTGATGGTACTGCCAATAGCAATGAGGAGGCAGTGAGCATAGTGAAGTCTGCTCTGGGCAGATATGCCAACCGTTCGGCTATGGACGTTACCAACCAGGTAGTTTCTTCTTTGCCTGATGATACCGTACAGGATGCTGAGCAGAGTATTGAAGCGCAATGGTATAGCCATGGCGTGCAGGATAAGTTGAAGCAGGAGGCATATAACATGGGTATCAGCTATGATGACTATGTGGGACTGTTCTTGAAGCCAGCTATGGTACAGAGTTTGGTTAACAAGTATGGTCCGAAATATCGTGACATCGCTGAGGGTATTGCTACACGCCTCTATTCGCATGATGAGAATGTACAGGACAGACTGATGAATCAGGACATCAATGATGCGCTTTCTAGCGTTATCAGTAAGTATGTGAATCCATCTGTAGTGGAAGAGTATAATAAGGCTCAGGAGGCAGGTAGCAAGGCATTCAACGAAGGTATGGAAGGAAGCCAGTTTATTCCGGCTAATCTTCGTCTAGGAACAGCACTTGGTGCTCAGTATGAGGCAAACGAGGCCAAGGATCCTGCAAAGGTGCTTTCTGGTTTGCAGAGGAAGTTTGGCAAGCTCTACCGGAATCCGAAGTTCCTGAATGATATGAGCAATGCGGCATTTAAGGTGATGCAGCGATATGGCTTGAATGGCACTCAGAGTAGTGATCCTAAGCAGTTCAAGCCGATGATTAACGCTGCCATCAAGAATGAGCTTGACCAGCTGGAGGTGAAGGGTATGATACCTAGAGGTAGTGCAGACTATATCTTGAAGACTGGTATTGAGAATACCATCATCGGCAAGGTATCTAGAAAATTGATGCAGACGGACTATCAGAACTGGCTGGAGGATATTGCCAATCAGCAGTATCAGCCTGGCTTCTGGGAGAACGTGGCTAGTGGTGCTCTGACCTTTGCAGGTGATGCCTGGAGTTATTGGCTGCCGGGAGCCGCAGGTGGCAAATTGACTAAGAGCATGGTAGCCAAGGCAGAGGGTAAACTGGCTGGTGACCTCATGGCTAAGGGTATGGAGCGCAGGGTGGCTGAGCGAGCTGCCAAGGTACTTATCGGTAAGAGTAAAGCCGCGGCTTTGAAGAGTGGAGCCGCGCATGGTGCTGTTACCTTTGGTGGTCAGTCTGCAATCTCGAAGCCTATTGATGAGATTTATCGTACAGGTCAGTTCGATGAGAATGGCAAGATTTACAATCCTTCCGTGGGTAAGGTTATCGCTAATACTTTGGGCGAGGTGGCTAAACAGACTGCAGTAGGTGCTATCATGCAGGGTGGAACCATCGCTAATATGCTAGGCAAGGGCAGAGGCTTAGCTACCAATATTCTGGCTGATATTGGTGGTAAGGTTGCGGATTCCGGTATTATGACCGGTCATCAGATGCTGGAGCGTATGGCGCAGGATCCGAACTTCAAGCCTACCGGTAAGGATGCTGCCGAGAGTTTCTTGGAGAGCATGGCTAACCTTACTGCTATCGGCTTGCCGGGCATGGTGGGCAAGTATGCTCGATTCAAGGACGCAAGGGAGTTTAATAAGAAGTTTGACTTCACTGATCAGGATATTGCCGAGTTGAAGAGATTCGGCTATGATGGTCTTCGTGATGCTTTTGAGAAGATGGGCATCGGGGAGTATGCTGTGGTTGGTGAAAATGCTCAGCGACTTGATGGGCAGTTAACCCAGAAGTATATGGACCTGATGAACGACAAGAGCGTGCCGGAGGTGTTGAAGGCTAAGATGATGGCAGTTGTAGAAGGCAAACGACCTTCTTCTTTCTCGCCTATTGTAGATTCCATCATCGTGCAACCAATGGATAATGGTGGCAAGGTTTATCTCGAAACTTTGAACAAGGATGGCGGTGTTGTTGACAGAAAGGAGTATTCTTCTCTTGATGAGGCTCAGAAAGCAGATAAGAAACTGGAGTATGAGAAGACTCTTGGTTTGGCTTCTGTGTTGGAAGGTGAGTTCCATAATGAGTTTACCCAGGAGCATCTTGATGGCTTATACAACAAGGCAGCGCAGAAATATAATATGGGTGAGAAATTGACGGATGAGGATAAGGCAGCGGTTTACCTTCATCAGAATGCTGGTACCATCAAGGAGATCATGGATAAGCAGCAGAAGGGTGTAATCCTTACTGATGAGGAGCAGAAGCAGGTTAACGCCTACCGTCACTATTATGACAGTGCTCTGGAGAATAGTTCTGTGATGAGGGAGTTTGTTAACACGTTTGAGGATTCCCATGGCGTGGCGCGCGGTACACTTCGTAAGGCTTTGGAGTCGAAAGATAAGAAATATGCACCTTTGGTTGAGTCTTATCTTAAGGAGCTTTACAATTCCATTGAACTGAAACGTGAAATGAAGCAGATAGAGGATGATAAAAAACGTATAGAGCAGGGCGATGTTGATGGCGCAAAACCAGCTACTCCTGTTGAGGGACCTGCTTCTGTTGAGGGTTCTGCTAGTGGTCAGGAGCCTCCAGTTTCAGAGGGACCTGCTCCATATCAAGACCGTACCAACTCCGTACCAACTCCGAGTGATGCAGAAGTTGCTGCAAACCCTGCAAACTCTGCTGCTGAGGGTGCAGGAAATGAGCCTAAGGTTGCAAGCTCTGATGCTTTTGTTATGGGACAGAATGCCTATAAGAATGGGGATTCTGAGGCTTTGCAGGCGATTGACTATAATAGCGATTTGGCAACAGGACGTTTGAAGCGAGCGTTTGCTGATAACGAGAAGATGCCTGATATTGTAGCCAATGCCTATAATGAAGGTAGAGATATGGAGCAGTTTGTGGCTCAGCGTGCAAGTAGTTTGACTCCAGCACAAAAAGAGGCTATCAGTAAGTATGTAGAGGCAATGGATGCCAAGAAAGGTACTATTGATGCTCTGCAGCATGCTGATGATGGTTTTGGTGATGTCTTGAAGGAGCAACTGTGGCCATACCAGACGGAAGACGGAAACATCGTGCCAGCTACTCTGGATAGCGGAAAACAGGTATTTCTGAAAAAAGATAACGAATATGGTGGAGCCTTTGTAGTCGTTCCTGATGAGCAGGGACTACCTACGATTAAGCAAGTATCTAAAGCAAGTATTATAGAGAAAGGCACTCCTGTTCCTCTTGATGAATACATCGAAAAAGCAGTGGCTCAGCAGAAGGATGCAAGAAATAAGCAGTTTATCAGCCAGTTTGATGGCAGCTGGCTTAAACGTGGGGATATTGTATCAGTTTCTATGGAAGAGGGTGATGAGCCTTCTGATGTTAAAATTGTGGGGTATACTGACGATGGTCATGTTATATTGACAGATACGGATATAGATGTTAATGCACAAATAGACCCCAAAAAGTTGGAGTCTGTTACCAAGGACAAGTTCAATGCTTGGCGACAGAATGCCCTCAATGCCTCTATTGGTGCTGAGCTGGATGCTGAGGACGCACAGCGTGCCAATGATGATGCAGCCAAGGCTGAGGCTGATAAGAAGCAGCGTTATGCCAATGGCATCGTGGGGCTGAGCGAGGGACATCCTGATTATTCTTCAAAAGATACAGACGCAAAGGTGGCTGCTGAATATTTGCAGGAGCAGTATGGTGAAGACCATGGCAAACTTTTGAATCTGGTTAATGGTAGCCGTGATGACATCAAAACGCAACTTGCCAACAAGAGAAAGGCTGCTATTGAATATCAGAACTGGCTTGATACCAATGCCGATCTTGACCCGGAAAAAGCTAAGAAGGTGGAGGATGAGTTGAGTCTGGTTAATGAGCAGATTGCTGATCTTGATGCTCGTTTCAAGAACTGGAATACTATCCGCAACAGTGTGATGACTCCTGATGAGGTGAAAGCTATGAAGGAGGAGCGCAAGGCTGAGGTAGAGAAGGCTGGTGTTGATGAATCAGCCATCGTGCCATCTGATGATTTCCATGTGCTCGTACTTGAAGATGAAGAATTGAAGAAGCAATATCCAACTATGGATAAGGCTACCGACTATATTACCTCTCAGCGCAAAGACATCTATCATACCCAGGAGGATGTGGAGCGCAAGATAAATGGTGTGAATGATATGCTGGATCAGTATATCAATGGCGAAACAGAGTTGGACCCTACACAACTCATGGAATTGAATACTACAAAGGCTCAACTGGAGGCCCTGCAGACTAATTTGTCGGTTGCAGCAAAGGGTTTGAAGGCACAAGCTAATAAACTCAGCAAGCTTTATAAAACAGAAGTTAGCCAGAAGGAAATGGAGGAACTGGGTATGAGTCCTTCTGAGCAGCGTAAGGCATTGGTGACTGATGCGCTGAAGAAGAACGATATGAAAGCTATCCATGAAATATATAAGGATGCTTCCGTTGATGTGATGGACTTAACTCCTCAGACTCTCGAAGAGGCTGTATCAGAGTCTTTGCTTCCTCATAGCTTGAATCCAGAATCTCTTCAATATGAGTTGGGCAAGAGCAATTTTAAGTTTGGTATTGGCAAGGGGTATGATTCTAATAAGTTCAATTATCTTATTGCAAAGAAAGGAACCGGTATGTCGGTTAACGAATTTGCTGTGAGAGTATATAATGACCTTCCTGTAAACTTGCAGGATATGGGATATACCGATCAAGATGTTCGTAATGCCCTTCTTGATATGTTCAAGTCTTATGACAGCGTGAAGGAAATGAGAAATGTGGCTCTAATGAACCGCATAGCTGCTGCAGAAGATGAACTTTCAAGCGAGGAAGAGTATTACGAAGCACAGAAAGAGCGAGAAATTATCGAAAGACAGGCAGAAATTGAGAAATATAAATCGTATATTCACGAAAAAGAGTTATCTTTGCCGTCTGAAAGCGAACTTGATCACATCAATGGACTTGAATTTGACCGTATGATGGAGATTGAGGATCGTGAACGAGAGTACAAACAATATGTTAAATCAATTTTACCAGAATTAGCTGATTATGATGACAGAAGCAATGAAGAAGGATATGGAGGAGGCAGTAGCCTGGGTAGCGACTCTTCACGGAGAGGAGTTGATGAAGGAAATAGCCAAGGCGAAGAAGTTGGTAACGGAGAAGCATCTTCTGAGTCCGAGATTGGAGAAGGCTCTGATAGCGGACGCAAAGGGAGACAAGAGACTGGCAGCATGGAACCTGGCGAAGGCTCAGCTGTTCGAGGCTCACATCTACCGCAAGAAGCATCCTTCGGAGAACGTTTAAAGAGTGCCATTTCCGAGACTGAGACCGAACCAACAGAGGCTCAGAAGAAGGCTGGCAATTACAAAAAGGGTCATTTGTCCTTTGGTGGCTACGATTATACCGTAGAAACACCAAAGGGCGTGACTCGAAGCGGTAAGGACGAGCAGGGCAAGCCTTGGAGCGTGACCATGCACGATACTTATGGCTATATTCTTGGTAAAATTGGCGTTGATGGTGACCATATTGATATGTTCATCAATGATGCTGCAGACCTTGATACTTTTGATGGTAACGTTTATGTTGTTGACCAGGTGAACCCAGAGACTGGTGAGTTTGACGAGCATAAGGTGATGTATGGCTATCCTTCTGAGGAGGCTGCTACAGAGGCTTATCTCAGTAACTACTCTAAAGGCTGGAAGGGACTTGGTAAGGTTACTTCTGTGCCTAAGGCTACCTTTGATAAGTGGCTGGAGTCTTCTGACCGCAAGACTAAGCCTTTTGCGGAGTATGCTATGGTACAGAAGGAACAGGCGAAATTTGACCGCGATGTGAAGGAGGTGAAGCCTTCGGAAATGACGGAGGCGCAGAAGGTGGCTTATGATGCTGTATCTACTATGCTTAAGAAGGCTGGCATCCCTGTGAAGGTTGTTAGCAATGAGGATATGGAGAAGGTGGCTGAGGCGCAGGATAATTCCTTGTTTGCGAAATACAAGGATTTGGATAGACAGTTGAAGGCTGTTGCTGAGCCGGGAGTGAGATTCTTACGCACTTATCATGGTACTGGTGCTAGCTTTTCTGAGTTTGACTTCGACCACATAGGTGAGGGTGAAGGTTCACAAGCATTTGGTTGGGGTGGCTATGTTACATCATCTAAGAAGATTGGAAAGAATTATGCTACTCTGATGGACAATGACCCTTCTAGGGCATATTATCGCATTCAGCATTCCAATGGTACAAGGTTCGCCAAGAAATATCCAACTCTAGAATCATTCCTGCATGGTGATAAGCAAATAGCCATGAATGACAAGTTTACAGAGCAGGAAAAGATTGACTTCTACAATGAAATGAAGAAGTTGGCTGAGCCATACCATAATCTCTATGAGGTGGATATACCTGATGATAATGGCAGCAACTATCTGGATTGGGATGCTCCTATAACTGATGAACTGATAGATAAGGTAGCTAAAGCACTACCTTCTTTGCGTAGCTATGATATCAAGGACTTCAAGAAGGATAGAACCTTTGATAACTTCTATAAGACTATTTCAATGAGAAGTGTTAAGGATGATGCAGCCTTCAATGATGATAAGGCAGCAAGCAAGCTTCTCGCTTCTCTTGGCTACACTGGCATCAAGTATAAAGCTGGTCGTAACTTTGGTGGTGCAGAGGAAGGTGATACCAACTATGTTATCTTCAAGCCTGAGGATATGAAAATAGTTGATCATACCAAGTTTGCGCAGGGAAAGGGTGTGGTTTATGGCTACACTGATGGCAAGGAGATTGTGCTGAACCAGGAGCATCTGAATCCTAATACTCCTATCCATGAGTATCAACATCTTTGGCGTACTGCTGCTAAGAAAATGAATCCGGAACTTATAGAGCATGGTGATAAACTCATCATGCAGACCCAGCTTTTTGCCGATTTGAAGCAGGATCCTAACTATAAGCATTTGAGCGATGATGAGATTTGCGATGAGGCTTTTGCTCGTTTGACTGGTGAGGATGGAGCTGCCATCCTGGAACAGATGGCTAAGGATGCTATCAAGGAGAATCCGCTTGATACAGCCAAGGAACTGAGCGTTATCAATAAGTTGAAGGAGTGGCTGAAGAAGTTCTGGTATTGGACTCTTGATACATTTACAAAGTGGAAGCCTGAGGACATTGTGAAAATGACCTTGGAGGATATTCGTAATCTTGTGTTGAGAGACTTGGCGAATGGGGTGGACCCACGTACTAAATTTCATGAGGAAGAGAATGCTGATGACATTAAGTTTATGGGGTCTACTACCAAGAAACGTATGAAGGACATTTCTACACAACTAGAAGGTAGAGAACTTGATGAAGCTCAACAGGCAGTTGCTGATGTTTATTCTGGGAAAAAGGATAATGTATCATTAACCGTGGAGCGTGAAGATGGAAGCAATAAAATCATCATGCGCCAAGGAAATGATAATCATGCAGGAACAAAGCATAGCGTATTCCGTCATTATGGTGTAAAAGCTAATTCTTTAAATGTTGATGATTTGTTGCTGATTCCTACAGTATTAAAAGAAGGTGAACGCAAAGTAAGCGATAATGGCAGAGTTGCCTATGTTTATGTAGATCCAACTTCACAAGTAAAATATACTGTAGTAACAGAACCAAAGAATAACAAGGAATATTTTAATGATTTCTATTCAAATAAAAAAGCAAATCCATCAGAGACGTCTAGGGTAGTTGAAAACTCCACAAACACTCCCGAAGGAGCACATAACAATGATGGAAATGCTTTTATGCGTGCAAAGGTAGATAATAATTCTGAAACTGCCAAGGAAAATGGTGAAAATTTATCTGTGGAGGATAAAATAAAGGCTGTATCTCAGCAATTTGGTGTAGATGAGGCAGATGTGGCGATGTACGCCAATGGTGTTAAGAAGGGTTCTACTGCTGAGGCTGCACGTGCCAGAGCCAATATCAAACGCCATCTGTTGCAGGCAAATGAAGATAAGATTTCCTCTTTCAAAGAACTTCTTAAGTACACCGTGCCTGTAAATAATGCCTTGAAGGAGAACTTTGGCGACCTTGATGCTATGATCGAGGAACGCGTGAAGCAGGTGGAGGCGCAGCGTAACGCCATGGAAGCTGCAAGAAAGAGAGCTGAGGAAGAGGAAGCCAAGCGACAAAAGCACTTGGAGGAACTTTCTCTGATTCCTGATGATCAGCTTGACAAGCAGTATATGGATGCTCTTGCCAAGGGTGATGATGCTACTGCCAGGGAAATGCTTGATGAGGCTGCCAGACGCAAGGGGTATGATGATACAGAAAGTTCATATCAGGGTGTAGGAGCCTGGGCTGCTCCGGGAAACCCTGGATATGAAAGCGACAAGGCGAGACGTGACGATTGGGAATCCAGTGGCTCGGATGTGAACCTGGAGGATATGGCTATGGGTTATACTCCTCAGCCGGATGATTACTTCTCTCACCCTGAGCGTTATTCGCAGAACACTCCTCATGGATTGGAATCTGTGAAAGCTATCAATACGGCTATTGATGCCATTAAGAATGGCGAGAAGGATGTTAAGGTAAAGGTTTATCGTGCTGTTCCTACTTCTGTGAAGGAAGGCAAGTTACGTAATGGTGACTGGGTTACTCCTTCTAAGAAATATGCCGAAATGCACGGAACAAACCGTCTGGAAGGCAAATATCGTATCATTGAAGACGAAGTTCCAGCAAACCAACTGTGGTGGGATGGTAATGACGCAAACGAGTTTGGCTTTGATGATGGCAAGGCGTATAAATATAAGAATGCCAAGAATAATAGAAAGTTGAACGACCTTGTTACCTATGATGATAAGGGTGACGTTATTCCTCCTTCTAAGCGTTTCAATTCTCGCAAGAGCGATGTCCGATTTCATCGAGTGACTGAGGTGAAATCTCCTATCATGGAGCAGAAGTTGAAGAAGCACCCTGATTCTCTGATGAAGGCTGGAACCTACTTTAGCGGTGGTGGACTGGTAGAGGAAGGTTTGAAGGGTATCATCGACCCAGTGGTGGCTGTGGAATATGACCGGAAGATAAGCGGTGTATATCGCAATAACTTCGGACAGCATATTGTTACGGCTGACGTGAGAGACGTGGACCCGAAGGAACTTGTGAAGCATATTGATGGTGAGGTTGAGTATTTCCATGCTTCGCCTGTATGCAAGAACTATTCGCAGGCCAAAAGTAATAGTGGAGAGGTGGAGCTTGACAAGGAGACTGCCAAGAGTACTGCCGACTTCATTGATGCCGTGAAACCGCGAGTGGTGACTATTGAGAACGTGAAGGGCTACAAGGACTCTGAGGCGATGAAGATTATCACCCACGTACTGGATAAAAACGGCTACACATGGGATGCTGACGTGTATAATGCCGCAGATTTTGGTAGCTACACCAATAGGGAGCGACTGATAGTGAGAGCCGTGAAGGACGGAGAACTGCCTGAAAAGCCTAAGAAGCAACCACGCAAGGGTGGATGGCTAGAGGCTGTGGAGGATATTATTCCTACCCTGACGGTGAAGGAAAGCGGTGTGGCTCCATGGATGGATGCAAGATTGAAGGCTGACGGTATTGACTGGCAGAAGGTGGAGAAGCCTCTTTATGTTATGGGTAGTGCTTATGCCGATGGCAAGATTCCTCATGCCTATGGGGATGAGATTCTGCCTACGCTGAGAACCAAGAGTGGTGATGTGATCATCATGCCGGGTGGAAAGGTATTGCGTGCAGATGGCAGGGTATTGGCTAGAATAACCGGACTGGGCGATGACTATCTGTTGCCTAAGACTGAATCTTTGGCGCACACCATTATTGGCAATGGTATTCCGGTGCAGTTGACTAAGGGCGTGATTGCTCCTCTTCTGAATAAGGATGACTTATCTGGCAGAAATGTACTGGCACGACTTGGCAGTTCTATCTTTAAGAATAACTGGGACGTTGACAAGCAGAAACAAGTGAGCGACCAGATAGTGAACACTGCCAACAAACTGGGTGGTGCTGAGGCTACGGTTTACACTTCTGTGGATGAGGTTCCTGATGCTTATCTGAGTGATGTGAAGAATGGAGCTACCGGATGGTATGACCCTACTACGCACACAGTGCATGTTTATCTGCCTAACTGTGCTGATGCCAACGAGGCGGAGAGAACGGTGCTGCATGAGAAGATTGGTCATGAGGGCATGGAGGTGCTGCTGGGTGGCGAAGATAAGGTGAGAAAGTTTGCCAACTTCGTTTATCGTTCTGCAAGTAAGGACGTTCGAGGCAAGATTATTGACTTTGCCAATAAATATGATCCGGACTGGAAGAACCCTGACCGCATGAATGTGGGAACGCAGGAGTATATCGCCCATCTTGCCGAGGAGGGTCCTAAGACTGCTGAGGACTTTTCTCTTTGGACTAAGATTAAGCATTATCTCATCAAGGTGCTTAAGAAACTGGGTGTTCGTGTACCGGGACTTCTGAACGACAAGGATTTGAGATATTACCTGATGAAGGCAGGCAAGGCTCTGCACGTTTGGGACAACATGCCAAGTGAGAAGCAGGAAGCCATGATGAAGCAGGCTAGCAATGCTGAAATCAAGGATGCGCTATCTGATGGTGCAGGTAAGGGTAAACCACGCCAGAAGAAGGGTGAAAGCGCTATTCAGTACATAAAACGTGTACAGGAATGGGAGCGATGGAAGGAAGCCAGAGAGGACGAGAACGACCCAGAGCCACCTATGTTCTACGACTTCGACAAGGATGCCGAGGGCAAGAAGGAATGGGAACGCCTTAACAAGGAATGGCGTGACAGCCATCATCTGCAGGGTGACGAAATGCCGATTAAGCCGGAACGCAAGGAAGGCGAGACGGACGAGGCGTTTTTCTCTCGTTACAAGGAATGGGAGAAGTGGAACGATGCCATGTCCGACAAGGAGAACCCAATGCCTGATATGTTCTCGTTTGAAAAAGCAAAGCAGGATGAGGCTAGACAGAAGTACGAGGACTGGTTGACAAAACACGAATTGAACGAACAGAACAATGCCGACCTGGACTTGTATGAGGGTAAGATTTATCCGGCAGAAACCAATTCGAAGGCTGATGCCCTGGAGCAGCAGGTGATGCAGGACTTGGCTGAGGTGACCAGTACGGACGTGAGCAAGGCGGGTGCAGCAAAGACCGTGAAGCATGCCGTTATCCATCGTAGAAAGAACATGGAGGAGGCTAGTGCAGACGATGCCATCTATATCAATGATGTGAAGAACAGAATCGAGAAGATGGCTGATAGCGGTGCTTTTGATAAGTTGCTTTCTGATTACCAAGGTAAGCCAAACAAGGCTGAGAAGCTGGCTGAGGCTATACCTTATATAATAGAGGCTCCTAGACGTTTGCGTGACCTGGCACACGATTTGAACGCCACTGGTGCTTTTGACAAGGGACATATCCATATCCAGCCAACTGATGTAGAGGCCATCCAGCCTTTTGTGGCAGACTTGATTGCTGAGACTGCCAAGAAGCATACCGTACTGAAAGACGACAAGGAGGTGGAGGTTTATGATGATCCTCAGGCTGTGAGCGAGGTGGCTAGCAAGATGGCTCAGGCTATCAACAATAATCACCAGGGCGAGGAAGGCTTTGTGCCTATTGACGGTTCGGATATTATGAGTGAGCATGTACTGCCACTGGTGATGCAGCAGATTGTGCCGGAAGGTATCGATTACAAGAACCTTTTGCCTGAAATGAAGGCTGCCCTTGATTCTATCCGTGACTGGTATAACTATACCTACGACTGGTTGAAGGATAATCGCACCTTGAAGGAGGACACCGGGTATAATGCCGACTATGTAAACCATATCTGGGATAAGGAGAAGAGCGACAAGCAGGCCTATGCCCTGTATGTGGAGAACAGACAGCGCACGAAAAGCCCGAATGAGAAGCCGAGAACCATCAGCACCCTGATGGAGGGTATCAGCGTGGGGCTTGTGCCTAAGACTACCGACATCACAAAGATGATGGCTTACTATAGCAGAAGCAATATCGAGGCTTGGGTAAACAAGACGATGCTACAGGAGTTGAGCGGATTGAACGTGATAGAGCGGAATGAGGATGGAGAAATCATTTCTTCTGACCCACTGCTTTCTTCTACGCCTCCGTTCAACCTGGAGCAGTATAAGTACTTTGAGATTCCTGGTGTGGGTCCTGTATGGGTATATAATGAATCGCCTAAGCAGGTGACGGTGAAGAATCCAATTACTGGCAAGGATAAGGTGCTTTATAGCGAGGCGAGTGCCGGAGACCGATTCGGTGTAGTATTCGAGACTTATCAGTCTTCTCCTTTCTGGAAGGGGTTTGATACGCTTGCTTCGAGTGCCAAGAAGCTGGAGCTGGGCTTTAGTGGCTTCCATGCCGGAGCCTTGACGGAGGTTTATATGGTGCAGAACATGGTGGAGTTTGGACCCAAGAAGGCTATGGCCAACTTTATGAAGTATATCTTTGCTGATACTGCCAAGAATCATGAGTTGCCTTGTTTTGCCAATCCTGAGGATTTTCAAGAGGCTGCTTCCCATCTGGTGAAGTTCGGAGCGACCAACGACTATGCAGTAGCGGATGTACAGAACATGTTTGACAACATGCGCGATGCGATGATAAAGGTGCAGAAGAAGTTGAAGGACGGAAATAAAATTTCCGGAACGGTGGCTAAGGCTTCTATGCCATTGACGGTGGCAACGCAGATGCTTTCGCTCATCAATAAGGGCATGGATGTAGCTTTGTGGGATTTCCTTCATGACGGACTGAAACTTGCTACCTATCGTATGAGGGCAGACAAGACCAAGGAGCGTGCCAAGAAGAAGGGTTGGACTGAGGAGGAACTGAGCCGGGCTTTGGATGAGGACGGTCAGTTTGTGAACGATATGTTTGGCGGTCAGCACTGGGATATTCTGGGTGCCAGCCATCGAACCTTGCGCTATGCCGGACGAGTTCTTCTTTCGCCAGACTGGAATGCTTCTACCACACGCCACTTCCTGGCATTAACCGGATATGGCTCTATCTGGAATGAGGCAACCTTTGAGAACTTCAAGCATTACTACAAGAGACTTGGCCATGGGATTCTTACACCGGAGGACGAGGGCAGAAGAAGCAGACAGATTTCTTCACTCCTCTGCTATGGTATCGGCTTCATGGTATTCTATGAGGCAATCGCCAATGGTATCAATGCTGCCTTCCGTGCCATGGACGAGGAGAAGGAGCGCAAGAAGGCTGAGGAAATCAGGAAGACCAACCCAAGCTATAAGAGCATGTATGAACTTGCTTATGGTGACGAGGGTATGAAATGGTATGACTATCTTATGCGTGGAAATAGCCTTGGTCAACAGAGCAAGATCTTTATGGGCAGATATGCGGACGGAACGGAAATGTATATCCGACATGGTAAGCAGTTCCGAGAGGTTCCTGAATATCTCTTTAACCATAAGGGAGAACTGGAGTTCCCTGGTCCTATGGTTCAGAGAATGATAGGTAAGGCTAACCCTATGGTGAGAATGACGCTAGACGATATAAACTATCTGAGCGACTTCCAAGCCAGTCATGCGGATCAGGAGATTCAGCGCAAGTATGGCAAGACCATCGGACTGCTTTACAAAGATGCTTTGTACTGGGCACCTTTCCTGATTCCTAGTCAGGAGAACAAGGAGTTCAAGGCTGTGGATTTCTTCTTCCCTTCCAGCAAGGGCTTCTCTCCATGGAAGGCTCAGAGCTACTTCAAGGACTTTATCCTGAGCGGTGACATGGAAGGCGTGGTGATGACCTATCAGAGCTGCCAGCGCAATGGTATTGATCCTGAGGCTCAGATTAAGGCTGCCATCGGTTCGGTGAAGGCACTGGAGAGTGCAGAAATGAGCGATGGAGTGACTTCCTTACAGGAGGCTAGTAAACGCTTTGATGCTGCCAAGAGTATCACGGAAAAGAAGAAGATGCGCCAGAAGATGAAGAAATTCCTCTCGCAGAGTGATTACAAGGCTTTCACCCAGAAGGAGGCTCTGGACATGGTGCAGGGTTATCTGAACGGTGATGAAGACTTGAAGGAAATGGAGAAGGCTGAAAGCAAGTACCTGATGAAGGCTAAGGCAGAGGACGTGACGGAGGACTGGAGAATACAGAACGTCTGGAACGGAACCTTGGAGACTTATCAGGAGTATCAGCGTTTGAAGGATGTTGATAAGACGAAGGCAAATGCCTTTAAGAACAGCAAGACCAACAAGCGACTGTTTGCGGCTAGAAAGGCTATCTCTGCTGCCAAAAAGAAGATGAACAAAGCCAAGAAGCAAATGGATGGTACGAACGATGCTGCCAAACTGGTAGAGATTCGGAATACCAGAAAGGAGCTGCTAAAAACGTTGAACGGAATGGAGTAGCCTTCGGGCTACTTCATTCTAGGAAATGTTCTATATTTCCGAAAATAGGCTTTGGCCAATTCAATTTTATGTTCGATATTTCTACAAACAGAAAAAGGGACTTGCTTCACAGCGAGTCCCTTTTTGATAGTTATAAAAAATCTAAATCCAAATAAATTTATAATAGTTATGATTAATGAATCATTTGTGTGTTTAAAGTTGAAGATGTTGGAGCGATGTTATCCTAGAGAAGTACCAGATGCATTCTCTGGTTCCTTTTTCTTTGGTGATGCCCAGCGTATGTAATCAGCCATGCTGTCATCCATGCGCTGCTGCTCACTCTTCGGATTCTCTTTCTTTTTTTCGCCCCAGAGCCGTTGGACGATGCTATCCAAACACCAGGACCAATCGCCATCGAGCGTGACGAACTTGGATCTAGGAACAACGGTAACTGTAGAATCATTCTTCTTCTCGCCCTTTTCATCTTTACCTTCTGGTGATTCACCCTTTGCGGTGATAGAGGTAAAAGGAACATTATTTTCCTGAAGGAACTTTTCTACATCATCTTTTTTGCTATCGCAGAGTTTGATGTGGATAGCAACCTTGTGTTTATCTAAGGAGGTAAGGGCTTCTTTCGCCTTGCCTACCATGGAGAGGTTGCCTTTATCATCTGTAGTAATGACGCAGGCTTCATGTACATTGATTGATTTACCCATGATTTAAAACGTTTTAAATGAAATGCGGAACAAAAATAAAGAGAAAATATGAAAAAGTAATGTTAAGTTGCGCAACTTATCACTAATAAGCGAGAAAAATGCGGTATTTTTGGCGAAAAATTAAGAATTATGGTTGACAATCATGTAATAAATGACATATCGAACTATGCAGAGCCGGGACCAGACTCACTTGAAGGAGTGAGCCGGGAGCGGTTTACGCAGAGCGAAAGCAATCTTCTGTTGCTGCAATGGGCTTGCCAATACTTCTATGATGGTGCAGAACTGAGAAAGAAGTGGAAGCGAGCGCAAGACTTCGTGATGGGAAGACAGTTGGAAGAGCTGATAGAGTGGAACGGAAGAAAGATTACCATCCGGCAGTATATGGAACTGAAAGGTATGCCAATACTGGAATACGATGTAATCGGAGACAAACTTCTTTCGCTCGTTGGTCTTGTGCGCCAGCAGCGCAGTACTGCTACATGTAGTGCCGTGGATCCAAACGAGGAAGACTATATCAGTTTCTTCAATGAATATCTTCGTCAGAACGACAACTTGAACGACAGGCAAGAGTTAGATGCGAGAATGTTCTATGCCTTCTGTGTCTTCGCCTTTGTGGGCATGAAAACCTATTATGGCAGAAGGGATGGCAAGAATGGCATCTTTGACTATTCTGTAGACATCTTTAAGCTAGCTTTACCACCTTTTTTTAAGTATGACCTGAGCGATGTGGAATTTATTGCTGAGGCTCATGATTTGACTTGGCGAGAGATTATTGCTACCTTTACAAATGGAAGCAAGGAAGAGGCTAATAAACTCAGTGAGATCTATCTACAGACGCAGCACCATTTTGCGCCCGAACAGACTTATCACCCGACTGGTGAAGCCCAGTATGCCGGAATAGATGATTTCACCCATTCTTCAGTAGTAGGCAAGTACAGGGTATTGGAAATCTGGACAAAAGAAACCAGACCTGCCATTTGGGTACATGACTGGGAGAGTGGAGATTGCGGCTATGCTTCTCCTGACCAGCGAGCCTTTTATGAGGAAAAGAAGCGCAAAATAGAGGAATCCAACATCATGAAAGATGAAAATGGTCTACCTGTGCTCGATGAGAATGGTGAGCCTATCTATTATGTAGACCCTTCAGAACTTAAGACCATCGAAATTAAGGATGAGGCTGAAACCTACTGGTTCAGAAGATATATCACACCGAATGGCTATCTGCTGGATGCCAGAGAATCACCATACTATGTGCTCAGGGACGGATTCAGAACCTCTATCCATCCATACACCTTCGTTGCCTATCCATGCTTGAATGGCGAAGTAAGAAGTTTTACAATGCGAGCCGAAAACAACCAGCGCACCTTGAACCATTATATGATGATGATTAACTTTATCGTGGCCAATGGTGCCAAGGGTACGATGCTTGTGGACGAGAACGCATTGAGCGAGAAACAGAGCATCGATGAAATGCAGGTGAACTATACCAAAACAGATAGTATTATCTTGTGGAACTCGAAGAATGGAGGTAAACCACCGCAGACACTGGTCAACAAGAGTATTCCGGCAGGTGTTGACTTCATGGTGAACTTTGCCAAAACGATGGCTAGCGAGGGAAGTGGTGTGCAGGGTGCTCTACAAGGTCAGCATCGGAATACCAGCGGTAAGCAATACCAGTTGGAAAGAGAATCATCATCTACCACCATACAGGACTTTGTTGAGAGTTTCAACAACTTTAAGGTACGTGTGGCAAAGAAGAAACTTTACCTGATACAGGAATTTTGCACCGATGCGGACAGCGTAAAACTGACTGGTGATGAATTTGAAATTCACTTCAATTCAGAGACCATGAGAGATATGGATCTAGATGTTTCTATCGACTTGGACGCATACAGTCCACTTATCAGAGCTGCCAACAACGATATGGCTTGGCAGATGATGGTGAGCGGCAAGATGGATCCTTATACCATGCTTACGGTTGCTAATTTCCCTGGTACAGGAAGAATGAGAAAATACTTCAAGGAACAACTGGAAAAGCTAGAAGCTCTTCAGGCACAGCAAGCAGCCAATGGACAGATGCCTACAGATGGAGGGCAACAACAGGCAACAGCACCTGATACGCATCTAAAGGATTCCAGTGATGGAGCAAATGATTTGGCAGCTCTTCCTTCGGCAGCTATGTAGAAAAGAAGTTCTTAGTTAATTCATAATATTGAACGAAATGTTGTTCAGTTCTTAGATTAGATTATTTTATAGGGTTTTTAGTTTTTAAGGTTATTTGATTGTGAAGAGGAAGCCGTGATGGTCTCCTCTTCTTTTTGTTTAGTCAATACCATGTTTCTTCTTGTATATGCGTAACTTAAACATTAGTGTAGAAACTCGGTACATGTAGTATTCTTGCCATTTTTTCAACTTCTTGGCCCTAACCTTGTTGTCGGCATCGCAGCCGATGGCTCCCCACTTGGAAGGAGTATAGTAGTAGGATGCGGCTTTGATGTCTTCTACATTTTTGAAATAGCGAGTAGCTTTCCACTTGCCCATTTGGACTAATTTTCGATAGGCGAGCATATTCTTTCTGTTAGGATCGTAGGTCATGATCGCAAAATCTTTATGCGACTGGTCGTAGAGCATGTAGAATCTTGGCGCACCACATTCTTTATACTTGGCAATGGTTGCCTTGACTCCTTTTTGCCACATGCGAGTGGCACGGAAGAGTTCGATACGAGTGACGATAGGCTGGTAGATGGCTATGAGCATCTTACGCAGCAGGTTTGAATAACTTTGTTTCATTTTTCTTTTTACTTTTAATTATTAACTTATATGGACAGGCGATAGAATCGCCTGGAACGGTGACTATACAGGGGCGTATCATGCTGCTGGCTAGATAGAGGCTAGTTGCCACCACCTATGCCAGACAACTCAGCTACTACTGGAGGGCGGTTGCGGAGACGTTCACGTTCTATCTCTGCCTTTGAACGGAATGGAACGATTTCCGGTGCTGGCATATCCTTTTCCACGTAGAGGGCAATGGCGCGCGCCATGACACGGTCATCATGCTTACCGGCTACGGCTCCATAGCAGTCGTTCTGCTTGTAATAGAGGAAGTAGGTACATTCATCTATTGCTGCAAGTTCTCGCTCCATATAGCCGCCATCACGGATGATGCGAGCCATCGTCTTCACTACTGCCACCTTGGTTGCCTTGTTGGTATTGAATCCCCATTTCATTTCGATATTCTTCACCTTCTTCAGTTTGGACTGGGAGGCACTATACAGGTTGTCGTAGAGTGGGAGGAGGATAGGGAAGAACAGCTCTGACTGGTTACCCTCAGTATTGTTCATGCGCGAGTAGGCGGTATTGTTCTCTATGACCAGATAAGCATCATTATAGAAATGGGCTATCTGGGCGCAGCGCATAGCCAACTGATCGGCATCGCAGTGACCATGCCATTCAGCTACGATTTCCGGTACACCACCATAGATTTCATCATAGCGGTCGAGGACTACTATATCAGAGAAGTCGGAGGTTTTATGAGAACCACCAATATCGCAAGCTACGATATACCGATGTCTGACAATCTCAGAATTGTCTGGTCCAGCCCACACCTTCAATGGTCCACCTGAACGCTCAATGAAGCGGATATTGTCCATGCAAGCATCATCGGCAGCATCATAAGAGTCACCTTCAATGTCACCCACCATGATAGGCTCAATACCCTTGCAGTCCTCTTCCATTTCCTTTAACTTGTATGGGTCGAAGACTGTAGTACCTGAGAAGAGGAAGGCTTCTACATCATCAGAAGGAAACTCCTGACGCATATCGTCAAGAGTCTCATACTCCTTGGACTTCTCAATGTACCAATGGATGCCCTCGAAGGATGCGCCCTTACATTCGTAAAGCCACCAATAGTACTTACCATGACCTTGCTCGTCATTGCGATTCTTCCACAGCCAGATGGCGAAATCGGCACGTTCATCCTCGGAAGCAAATGGCAATATATATTTTTCAATTTCGAACCATGCCACGAATACAGGAGTAAATGCTGACAGAGGTTTACCATCCTTGTCTACTGAGTTTGCAGCTACCCAAGCGTCGTGGAACTCGTTTTCTCGTCCGTTTGGCGTTGACTCTCTTACGATAAAGGTTAGAGGGTCCGGTTGAATAGATGATGATGCAGCCTTGATCACCTTAGCCGGAGTCCACTCTGTGGTGTTAGGGAAGAAGGCTTCCTCAGTAATATGAGCAAGGGCAGCATCACCAGAACGACAAGATTCTGGGTTACGGGCAGAACCCGTCTGTATCTTGCAATCGCGTGGAATGAGATACTTGATATTCTGTATGGTTCCTGATGTCTTGATTTTGCGAGGGTCGTTCTTAAATGGTACACCAATATCGTAGAAGAGCCATGTAGGAATGGCATTAATTAGCTTCTCGTACATATCGAATACCTGTGTGGCAGATGAAGACTGGTGGCCAACGATATTACTATTCCAGTTTGTCTTCCAGAAGATCTGCAGCCAAGCCATGTAGATGTCGGTGAGGGTAGAACCACCCCATTGGCGGCACTTCAAGAGAATGACACGGATATAGTGGTACTGACTGTGAAGGCGTAACTGTTCGAAGACCTTGGCTAGTTTGATCTGGGCATTGCGAAGAAGAAAAGGTATATCTTCACCTCCATCCTTATTCTTGATTCGGGCGTAGGCGTAGGCGAAGAAATAGAAATCGTGCTTACAGCGCAGGCGGATGAGATACCGGAAGACTGCATCACGAGCCTTCTCTTGGTCGAAGTCTGGCATGTACTTATCGCAAAAGGCCTCTATAGAACCACATTTGATGATGGCACAGAACTTCTTTTCCTTCAACATTTCCACCGGGAGCCAGAGTTTCTTTCCCTTTAAGAAGTCCGTGATGACACATTCAAAGCGGAGACCAGGGGCATTCTCTCCTGTAATGGGACGATAAGTAGCGAGGAGACTTTGGAGTCTTCTCTTATCTTCTTCAAGAATCTCTTTGAGTTTCTTATCAGAAATCTGCTGCTGAGGTCGAACCTTTAAGGAGGATTTTGCTACTGGCATTCGTTATATATAATAATGTTAAGTGTTGAATGTTAAATGTTAAGTGTGTTGGCATGTCTGATAAATCTCTCTGCCTTGGCATAAATGAAACCTAAACAGAATAGAACTATGTGGAAGATACCAGCTATGTAAGGTAGAAGGAAACCTATAGCCATACCGAGCATCATCTGCCAGAAGTAGATGCGGTGATACCGATAATACCATTGCGCAGAGAATCCCATAAAAAATGAAATCAATACGGATGCACCCAATACAGGTAATGCCGGATAGTATATGAACGATAGCAACACGGAGCAGAGCCATGCAGCCAGTAGGCGATGGAAGCGAAACTGATGATGAACCATCAATATGCACCAGCCGTTGATGCCCCAGTGTATAAAGTTGGCATGACCGAACATATAGGCGAAATGGGTGTATAATGGCGATGATGGAGACACAGCCAGCGAGGCATGAAGCGGAATGATGAAAGCCATCAGGAGGATGATGAGAAGTGTAATATATAATGTACGCATAATGGAAGTGATTTATCGAGTTATGAATGATGTTTTCTTATTGCGGAAATAATTGTTTATTTTCATCTGTATGTAGCGTGGAGCCATACCCAAATTGGGCGCAGGAAGATTCAGGCATACATACACAAGATTTTTGGTATTGTATTCCTTGTATTGATCCATCTGCCGGAGACGCAAGAAATCCTGATAGAAATCTTCAAAGAGTTTTTCTTTCATGGCTTGGTATTTGCCGAATTTAGGCTTTTCTCCTTTGATGCGTTTACATACATACCGATAGGCTGTGCTATCGGCAAGATAATAGCAAGAGGCAGGCATCTTGGCGATGTAATCGCATATCTTAGCCATGGTGGTAGGATATTCTACCATCCTCTTGGCCTTACGAAAGAGCAGATACATTTCTTGATCTCTTTTAAGGTAAATTTCGGATATGGAATTTAGATGTTTCATACCAACAAAATTAATTCATCAAGATGCAGAACTTATCACAAAGTAATGCGAAATTTTCCTTAATTTAGCACACAAATATTAAAAATGAATATTTATGGCAAAAGAAACTATTGATAATCAGAAAGTTAAGTCAAAGCGAGATTCTTTCAGAGAGCGTCTTGCTCAGCGTTATCCGGACTTGAATATGGACGATGATGAGGCTGTTTATGGTCAACTTTCGACCGATTACGACCAGTATGACCAGAATAAGCAAAAAATGGATGACTTCAACAAAATGTTGCAGGACAACCCTCATGCTCCAAGTCTGGTGACAGGTCTTGTTACAAAGAAAAATGCCGATGGCAGCGACTTCAATTTTATCGATTTCATGATTGATGAGTTGGGTCAGGACTATGTTGATGCCATCAATGGTGACGAGAAAGCTAAGGCTCGTTTGAAGGCTAGTGAAAAAGAGAAACTTGAAGCCAGCGAGAAATTAGCAAAGAACAATGAGCAACTTGCTGCCAATATGGAGCAGGAAGATGCCGAACTTGACGCTGCTATTAAAGAAGCGAAATTGAAGCCTGAGGCGATTACCGATTTGATAGAATGGCTTTACAAGCGTAGCGATGATGGCGAGGATCACGATGATGATGGTTTTATATGGCGTGCAGCTCGGTATGGCTTAAAGAAGGAAGACTTCTTGCGCCTCTTTCAAATCAAGGACTTCGACAAGGCTGTGGCTGATGCAGAAGAGCGAGGCTACAAGCGTGGTAAGAACGAGAAGATTGACCAGCAGAAACAACTGCATGATGGCAAGCAGGGCGGCAAGAAGAACATCAACATCGATGGTGGCGGTGGTGCACCTTCACTTCCAAAGGAAAAAAGCCGTACAGAACAGGTGTACAGCAAGATGGTTGGAATGTAGAATTAGAAATTTATAATTAATAATTTTAAATGTATAGATTATGAAACAGTTTAAGAAATGGTTTGGTTTCATGATGGCGGTGCTCGTCATGATTCTTAGTGGTGGTAGTTCTTATGCGATGGCAGAAAATCCTCCTGCTGTTCCACCTGGTGAAGGTGGTGGTGGCCCGACTGGTCCTACAGATGGTCCTGGTGTTGGTGGTACTGGTCCTAAATGGGCAGCTGCTAGTCAGGAACAGCAGGAAAAAATGGGAAATTGGGACTACTATGTAGCACATGTTAACCCAACCGTGGTAGAAATGAAATTGGAGAGTTGCCCTATCGATCAGATTCTTCGAGCTTCGAAACGAATGACTCCTGTTGACAGCAACCGCATCGAATATTATTCCATCGGTCAGCGACCAATCAAAACCAAATTAACTGAGAAACTTGCTAAAACTACAAGTGGTGGCTCAGTGACATTTAAGGTAGAAAATCCTACTGTGTTTGGTATTGGTGACATTATTATGGTTAACGACATGTTGGGTTTTGATGATAATGGTACCGACAGAAGCAAGATGATTCCTCTGCAGTTGCGAGTTACGTCTGTTGACAACGATGGTAATCCAACCTGTTATGCACTGAATGGCAAAAAGAATTCATCACGTGGTAACAGAGACATTCCTGAGGATATTGCCATTGGAACAGTAGTAATGCGACTTGGTAGAGCCGCTGGAGAAAAGGAGGTTGAAACAGGTAGTTACTATTCTATGCCTGACAAGAGCTTCCAGTATTGCCAGCGTTTCATCATGCAGGTAGAGGAATCTCTTATTGACCGTATGATGAAGACCCAGGTTCAGTGGGACTTCACCAGACAGGAGAAAATGGCGATGGACGATATGCGTCAGGGCCAGGAGTTGAGTGGTCTCTTTGGCTATCGTTCTCAGTCGAATGGTGGAAAGGATGTCGGTATGGTATACACTATGGGCGGCATCTTCTGGGAAGCAGGTAAGGATTTGCAGATTGGACACTGGGAGCCAAAGATGCGTAAGCAGGCTGATGGTACTCTTGTTCCTGTAACTCACGATATGAAAGTTCCTGATGGTTCGGGTGGTACAAAGGTTGAAACAAAACAGGTATACGAGTATGTAATCAGCGAGAAAGAGTTGACTCAGTTTATTGCTGCTATGTTGAAGGGTGCAGGTAACTCCAGCCGTACCAAACTCCTCTTTGTTGACAACTTGATCTATCAGGCATTTGCTAACCTTCGCTCTAACAAGCGTATCATTACCCAGACAGAAAAGGACTATCAGGGTTGGAAACTTGACTTCGAGAAATTTGAGAGTATGGGTACTAAGATTCTGATTTATCGTCACGATGCTTTTAACTCCTGGGGTATGGATGGTAGAGCTTTCTGCCTGGATGCTCGTTATCTGGATAAGTATGTATTCGGCACATGGACCAGAAATGAGTTTAACGCTAAGGATCTCTTGATTCGTAACACAGCAGGTGTTGTGATGGAGGAGTATAGCTGCTGGGTACTGACCTTCCCTGATGCTCATGCGCGTGTAGCCCGACCAGTCTTCACTGGTGATGGAGTGACCGATGAGCAGATTTTGGAGGCAGCGTAATCATCGTACAGGAAACTGATAGTTTTCTACATATATCAATCTAGGGGATAGTTGAGGCTAATGCAGTCTCACTATCCCTTCTCACCATAAACACAAATAGATATGTATAGATTTGTAGCTAAGAGCATGCTCATTTTTGTGGTGACTCTGCCGAGCGGACTGATCAAGAACATTGAGTTTGAGCGGTGTGGCAACGATGCCTATTCGTACATTACGGATAGCAAGCAGGTGGCAGAATGCATCAGGAAGCACCCTCTTACGAAGGCAGGCCGTATCATTGATGAGAGCCAGCCGGAAGAGGAGCAGGCTCAACAACAAAATGAAGAGCAGGTGAAGGACGAGAATGCCCTTCATTTCGAGAACATCACCAAGGCAAAAAATTATCTCCAGAAGACCTATAAGGTAGATGTAAGGAAACTGAAATCACCTGATAGTGTGAAGGAGAAGGCTAAAGAGCTGGGTGTGGTGATTGAGTTTTAGTTTGTAGTTTATAATTTTTAATAGGTTTCTTGCTTATGGAAGTTCTTATAAGTGACCTTGTGAAGGAAATGCGCATAGCTATGGACGAAGTAATACATGATGAGGTGAATGACATCATTACGGATGATTCGGACACGGAAATGAAGCAAGCCATAGAGACTGCTGCCCAGCAACTGCTGTTGCAGGCTCCAGCGCAAATGATTCTCCCCAAAAGAGTGGAAGTTTCGCTGAACGAAAGCGGCAAGCAGGATTATGATGCCATCCAGACACAGTTTACAGATGGTCATGGATGCCTGACAATTCCTGAAGATTGGCTGAGATTGGTAGAACTGAAACTGAAAAGTTGGCAAAGCACGCTGACTATGCTGATGGAACCGGGCAGCAAGGAGGCTCAGATGCAAGCCTCCCGGTGGACCAGGGGAACGCCCCAGAAACCAAAGGGCATGATTACCACATCGCCAACTACAGGAAAACGAGTGCTGATGTACTGGACTGCCGGAAGGTATGATGCCAACCATGCACCTGTTGGAGCTGTATATGATCATGAGGTTGAACTGTTCACGTATATTCCTTATCAAAAGTTAGAGGATGTGTATTCTACTGATACTGGGCATGAAAACGAAGTGACCGACCAGAAGATCATCCTTTCTCTGATAGATGAATGCAAGAAATATCTCATTTATCGTGCTGTTTCAATCTTCCTTGTAAGCAAGAAGGAGAGTGAACTGGCAGAAAAGTATAACCAATTATCTCAAATATAATATTTTATGGCTAACGATATAGATAAAACAAGTCCTCACTACAAGGGTGATTTTGGCAGCATCTATGAGGTGAACAAGAAGTTCCCTACAGGAGGTGTTGCTGGCGACTTTGTGGTGATAGAAGGCTGGGCACATTACTGGAATGCGCCCAGAGGCACTTGGTGCGTGAATGCCGAGAGAGATAGTTATTGGGATGAGTTGATAACGAGTCTTATTGAGAAGTTTAAACTCATAAGAGGTGCCACGTATATGGGCGTGGCTAGTCTTGACACTGTGCCAGCAAAGGTTATCGGTGCCAAGATGTATTATTTTGCGACCGAAGCCGGTACGTATAAAAACTTTGGTGATCTCGTCGTTCCTCAGGGTATCAATGTGCTTTATTCTGAGAATGGCAATAGCTGGGTAAACTCTACTTTGTTGGAAGTGGTTCAGCAGCCAGGAAAGTCCAAGGATAAGGTAATGTCTCAGAAAGCAGTGAGTGATAAACTCAGCGACTTAGAAAACAGACTTGTCGTCCTCGGAGAGAATGAATATAATTCCATCAACAAGGACGAAAGTAAGATTTATTTTGTCTATGAGGAGGAATAGGTATGATTCGGGCATTTGGGCATGACATCGCTATAATACTAGCCAAGGGCAGGATTATTGCAGCAGTATATCAAGGTACGAAACTAGTTTGGCAGGCGGTTCGCTCTTGTTTCGGTGCCGGCTATTGGGTAAACGAGAAGCCGTGGATAGATAACGAAGGGTGGAAAAACAAATAAAATTATAAACAATGGGAAAAGTTTTTGACAATCCAATAACTCTAGACACTGACTGGGGAGGGGATGCTAGTACAGGAAACCTTCCTGTGTCGGGCAGACGAGTTCAGGAACTCATCAAGAAGACCTTCACCAAGAAGGGTGGATGCGTACAAATTAAAGATAAGAAGTTTTTGCAAATATTCGCAGACGAAGCATCCATGAGAAAGTATAATTCCAACACGGAAAAGTACGAAGATTTAGTTGTATCGCAAGTTCAGCTACCGAACACCGGAGCGACACAAGCGACAATGAAAAATACGATAATCGTCACACCTAGCGAGTATACGACCGCTGGGAGTGCCGAGACTTTTAAGTTTAAGTACTTGTCTTATTACGAGAATGAGGATGACCTTTCTCAGGTTAGCGGTTCTTGCACGGTCTATGTTGCAGGTACGCAGCGTGAGAGAATAACCTTGCGCTCTGGTAATACATACACTATAGACGTAACTAAGTACATCGGGGAGGACGTAACCGAGATTAGATTTACTATAGACAATGCAGAGGGAAGTTCTAGAAGCTATGTTTACGAAGTGACGATGGTCAACCTTATGGTATCTTCCAGCTTCGACAGCGTGACTGCATACGAAGGTGTTATACCTTTCGTTTACACCCCTATCGGCAACATCAAGAAGACCGTACATATTATTTTGGACGGCAAGGAGATACACCAAGAAGAAACTGATGTCAACAACCGTCAGCAGACTTTTGATATTCCAGCGCAAGCGCACGGAGCGCATAGCCTGGAAGTTTATTTGTCCGCATCCGTGCATGGTTTGGAATTGAAGAGTAACCATCTTAACTTTGCACTCGTATGTATCGAGCAAGGAAACGAAACCCCAATCATCGCTAGCACCATGGAACATATACACATGAAGCAGTACGAGACGGTTTCCATTCCTTTTGTGGTTTACGACCCACTGAACAACCCAGCAGACATTGCTTTGAAGATTAACGATTCCATCGTGGCAACCCGAAAGGTTGACCGCACACAACAATTGTGGGTATACAAGTCTATGAGCCAAGGAGATTCCACTATGACGATAACTTGCAGAAGTGTAAGCAAGACATTCTCATTGACTGTAGACAAGTCTTCTATCACATCAGAGGCAGAAACTCAGAACCTTGAGTTGTTCTTAACATCGCAGGGAAGGAGCAATCAGGACACAGACAGGGAGACATGGGAGAACAACGGAATTGCGGCTTCGTTCTCTGAGATGAACTACATAACCAACGGATGGATAGTCGATAAGGACGGCAACACAGCCATGCGATTGAGCGGTGGAGCGGCAATGACTATTCCTTTGAAATTATTCTCCAAGGACATCAGACAGACTGGCAAGACTATAGAGATTGAGTTTGCTGTTCGCCAAGTGATAGACTATGAAGGTGTTGTTCTCTCTTGTCAGCAGGGCGGCATTGGTTTGCGACTGACCCCGAACACAATATCCCTAACTTCGGAGCAGTCCACACTTGAGACCAAGTACAAGGAGGATGAGAGAGTGCGTGTGTCATTCGTGGTTGAAAAGCGAGCCAACAACCGATTGATGCAGATTTATATCAACGGTATCAAATCGCAGTCACTTCAATACCCAGCCAATGACGGATTCGTTCAGCCATCGCCAGTGGACATAACCGTAGTATCATCTACAGCCACAATAGACATATACAATATCAGGAGCTACTCTAACAACCTCAATGCACAGCAGCTCCTGGATAACTATATTGCAGATATGGACGATATAGACAAGAAGCTGGCTATTTTCAACCGTAATCAAGTCTATGATACATACGGCAATTTGAGTTATTCCAAGATGCTGGAGCAGATACCTTGCCTTATCATTACTGGCGAATTATCACAGTTTAAGGGAGACAAGAAAACCGTTAGCATTGAGTACGTTGACAAGAACCATCCAGAGAAGAGTTTTACTGCCGACGATGTTGTTTTGAACGTGCAGGGTACATCTTCCCAGTACTACCCACGAAAGAACTATAAGGGACAGTTTAAGAGTGGTTTCAATATGACGGAAAGCGGAAAGCATCAAGACATGTTCACGCTAAACGAGGAGGCAGTGTTACCAGCAGCAAATTTCTGTTGGAAGGCTGACTTTGCCGAGAGCAGTGGTACACACAATACCGGTTTAGCTAACTATATCGGTTGGATGCTCAAGGAGGCGGGCATACAGACAGAGCCACAGAAAAAGAACTCACTCATCCGTACGACCGTATATGGAGAACCATGTTTGATTTTCCACAGAAGCAAGGCAGGTGATACACCTATGTTTATCGGCAAGTACAATTTCAACACCGACAAGAGCGCAGAGAACACTTTCGGCTTTGCGGAGGGGGACGAATCGTGGGAGTTTCTGAACAACACCAGCGACCGCTCGAATTTCCGTTCGGCAGACTTTTCGGATGATGGCTGGAAGAATGATTTCGAGGGTCGTTATCCAGATGGAAACGAGGATATTTCTCACATGAAAGAAGTGTTCACTTGGGTGGTTTCATGCAAGGACAATATAGAGAAGTTCAAGGCAGAGTTCGCTGAGCATTTCGATAAGAAGACAATTCTCTTCTATTACCTCATTACATTGGTTTTTGGAATGGTTGACCAGCGAGCAAAGAACCAGTTCTTAACATTTTATGTTGGTGGAAAGTGGATTTTTATCTTCTATGATAACGATACGGTCTTTGGTATCAATAACGAGGGTGCAATACAGTTTAGCTACGATATAGAAATACATGACATTATCGGTAGCTTGAATGTATGGAACGGTGCAAACTCCTTGCTTTGGGAGCTTGTGGAGCAGGCTTTTTCTTCCGACATCACGAAGATGTACCAAGACTTGCGTCAGAAGGGCATTCTAAGCTACGACAAGACTATCGAATTTTGCAACACAAGACAGAGCGACAAGTGGTGCGAGAGTGTCTACAATGAGGACGGGTACTTCAAGTACGAATCGCCTTTGATTGACGGATATACTGACTATTCAACTGGAACTGCGCAGACCGTGAAGACTGGTGCGTTTCTCTATGCCCTCCAAGGTAGCCGAGATGCACACAGAAGATGGTGGCTCTACAACCGATTCAAATACATGGATTCTAAGTTCCAGGCAGGCTCTTCATTGTCTGACTACATTACTTTCCGAACGTATACACCGAGTGTGTGGGTAGGTGTCGAGCCAAAGGCAGACATCACCATTGGTGCGTTCTCGGCAATGTATGGAACTATTCGATGGGGTAGCGTGACCAAGAGTGAGAGAATGCGAGAAGGAGAAGTGAAGACTATCACTGCACCTGCTGGCATCAAGTTCAACGATACCGAGACCATTATCTACAATGCTTCTATGATTAAGACTATTGGCGACTTGTCGGCTCTATACGTTGGCACGGTTGATGTATCGAAGGCAACGAATATCACGGAGTTAATTATCGGTTCTTCCAAGGCAGGCTATCAGAATCGAAACTTCAGCGTTCTCTCGCTTGGCAACAATGCGAAGTTGCACAAGCTGGACATTCAGAACTGTCCTAACTATACAACAAGCATTGACGTGAGCGGTTGTGAGAACATAGAGGAAGTGTATGCAAAGGGAACGAAGGCTACAGCCGTGAATCTTGCTGAGGGTGGTGTGCTTAGAATTTTGGAACTCCCAGCCACCATTACCAATTTGACTTTAAAGAATCAGCCGAAGCTTGGTACTGGTCTATCAGTAGATTCGTGGGCGAACGTAACCACACTTGTTATAGAGAATTGCCCGAATATCGAGCCACTAGACATTGCCGAGAAAATCCTTTCCTCGGACAATGCACTCGTATACGTAAGATTCACCAACATCGATGCACTGAAAGCCAATTTCTCGATACTCAGCAAGCTGTCTAACATCAAGGGTGTCGGAGACAATGGGGAGTACACTTCAATCGCATATTTGAGCGGAAAATATACTGTGCTTAAAGCTACTGAGGAAGACATCGAGAGAATGAAGAGTATTTTCCCTCATTTGACAATCACAGCAAGAACCGTACTGAAAACAATATTCGCCACCTTTAACGTGGTAAGCCAGTACGGAGCAATAAAAGGAGCGACCGTGGAAATCAATGACTTGACATACGACCTTTCATCGGGAACGGTAAAAGTGCCATTGGCAGAAGGAGAACGCTACGATTACGTTATCCGATATAGTGGAGGCGAAGATAGAGGAACCATTCAGTCTCGTTCGGACACGACAATATCAAAGTCGTACAATATTGAATTTGACATAATGACGTTGAAGCCAGAGCCTAATGGAAAGATGCAAGTTTTGTTGACTGGTAACTCTGTGTCTATAACTGCTTCAGGTGGTTCTGTCAATATAGATTGGGGAGATGGAAGTACAAGCAATGAAGGCTCGCACACTTATACGGATGGTAATGCTTTCCATAATGTATCTTTGGATTCAGTCGAAGAAAAAAATGCACAGGTAACATTTGGAGAAGGAGATATAGTAGCCTTTTGGACGGTTGGAAATACACCTATAGGTGTAAGTACGCTAATTGAACAAAATAAATTAGAGTATGTAAGTGAAGACGTATGTCTTAATTCATTAGATATATCAGGCTTCTTTTATGGATGCTATAAGCTAAAGGAAATACCAAAGTCCGTTTTTATCTCAAATGGGGATTCTATTGCTCTTAATCGTTATGAAAGTTATGAAAGAGGACTTATTGCCCATTGTTATGGGCTCAAGTCTATTCCTGCCGGATTGTTTGACAATTTTAAAAATGTAGAAAAGTCTCTCAATACTTTTGAGAATTGTAGTCTCATAGAGAGTGTTCCACGGGGATTGTTCGACAAGATGGAAAAACTAACTAGAATTGATAGTGATAGCTATGGTTATGGAAATGCTTATGGAACTTTCACGGGTTGTCTGTCATTAAAAGAAGTTCCATTTGACATCTTCGACAAAAATCCTATAGAAGTTTTTCATGGAACATTCAAGGATACTAAACTGTCTGTTGGTTTACTACCTGTCAGCTTAAAGAGCCCAGCCGCAGTTCATAATACTGTTTACAGAAATTGCCCGATAGAAAAAATCATAGGAAGAACAGAGACACCAGCAATAATAAATTCATATTGCATTCCTGAAAGAGTCTTGAAGATTTACGTCCCAGATTCAGCGATAGAGACCTACAAGACGGCAACGAACTGGAGTGCTTTTGCAGACAAGATTGTTGGATGGAGCGAGTTAACGGAAGAGGAGAGACAGAAGTATGGATTAACAATATAAATGATTAAGATATGAAAATAGACAAAGACAACAACAAGCACATCATCGCTGATGATGGCAAGACGTTCGAGCGCATCGCAGATGGCACGAACTATGGAAAAGAGATTTATCTAGGGTATTCGTATTTCATTGGTGGAGAGAAGTTGGACGTTCCCCACCTTGACACGCCCGAGGACTTCCGAGAGGTTGACGAGCCAAAGGAAGATGAACAAAAAGAGAACAGAGATGAATGAACTCTAAGTCGCTGAGTTTAGAAACTTAAAAAAATAGATATATGAAGAATAAGAAGCAATTACATGAAGCACTGGCAGTGCTTCTTACCAAACTTTCATCGGCAATGGATAATCCATTGCTGATGGATAACTACGTGACAAAAGCGTTGCGCACGGTTCTTTTGGAGTTTAAGGAATCGGGCGAACTTTATGACGCCTACAAGGAGCAGATACAATCCACCATGGAGAGTGACAATCCTTGGATAGGTATGCTGATGAAATCGATTAGCGGTGATGCCTCTGTCAAAGAGAGCATGACCGATGAAGCCATTAAAGGGATGGTAAACTCTATGTTAGGAGAATAAGCTATGATCAGATGGGTATAAATATAATAAGGTGTAACTCTTTATAGGGCTACACCTTATTATTTATAGGTCAATCAATATTCTCACAGATGTACATATCAAATGAGCTGCAATCTGTATGACCGGAGGCCTTTCAAGAATAATTTGCTTTCAGATTGTTACTTTAGCAAAGTTTAACTATAAAAATATTGCTCAAAATAAATATTTTTGTACAGAATTGTTTATTTTTGCTGAACATTCCTTATTATTAAGAATGAGGAACTAAGAACAAATAATAAATCCAAAAACAAAAGGAGGAGAATTTATGACTAAAGAGGAAGAAGATGAAGTACATCGGTTAGTTCAATCAATCGGTGTTGTACAGTTGTCAAGAGTAATGTTTAAGGACATGGACGTTAGCGAAATGATAAACGTCATTATCCTTGCAGGTAGAGGCTACAGCATAAAGCTACTCACTTGGTTTAAGTATTATTGTGAAGTGATGCCTCTGTTTATCATGCTTTTTCATATTGCATGCATGGTAACATTTGCGTCTCATGAAAAAGAAATGTGCGTATGGTTT